ATTCCCATGGCTCTGCTCGGACACGCACGAGCAAGCGGAGGCGTTCACCGTACAGATCAAGCTGGAGCTGGAAGAGAACCCGCGCATCAAACACGACTTCGGATCGCTGAAGACGAAGAACTGGAGCGACGACGAATTCGAGACCTCCAACGGCGTCAAGGTCCTCGCCAGGGGTCGGAAGGACAAGGTCCGCGGCATCCGGTACCGCCAGTACCGGCCCGACATGGTGACCTTCGACGACATGGAAAACGACGAGACCGTCGAGAATCCGGACACGACGAAGAAGATCATGAACTGGATCCGCGGCGCCGTGCTCGGGTCCCTGGGCAAGGATTACTCGGCCATCATGGTCGGGAACCTCTTCCATCCGCTTTCCGCGATCTCGCAGCTCATCGCCGACAAGGACGACGACGGGCAGCCCCGCTATGTGTCCAAGGTGTACGACCTCATCCTGGATGAGGGCACGCCGAACGAGCGCTCCCTGTGGCCGGCAGCATGGCCGATGGACCGCATCCTCCGGAAGAAGCACGATGTCGGGACCTACACCTTCAACAAGGAATACCGGAACCGCGTCGACGTCGACGATTCGCCCTTCCCGATGGAGCGGGTCCGGTATTTCGAGCGGATCGAGGTCGTCAAACGGGAATTGATTTTCTGCACCGCCGTGGATCCCTCCGGAACCGCGACGAGCGGCAGCGACTTCCGGTCCGTGATTACCTTCGGCCTGGACCAGAAAGAGATGGTCTTCCCCTGCATGCACGCCTGGATCAAGCGGCGGTCCGTCAGCGAGATGTTCGCCGCGGCCTACCGGCAGCACGAGCAGTATCCGGGTCCGGTCTGCATCGAAGAGAACATGTTCAAAGATTTCCTCCACGAGGCGATCCAGAACTACGCCAAGAAGGTCGGCGCTTACCTTCCCTGGGCGCCGATCCAGCACAATTCGAAGAAGATCCCCCGGATCGTCGGCACGTGCTCGTACCTGTGGGAGCACGGGAAGCTGATCTTCGAGAAGAACCAGAGCGACCAGAACACCCTGATCGAGCAGTTCGTCTACATCTACAACGCGACGGTCCATGACGACGGCCCGGACGCCGCGGAAATGTCCGTCAAGAAACTGCAGACCGGCCTCGTGAAGGCGACGTCGGCCGTGTCGGAAACGCAAAAGAACGATTACCGCGCTGAGCGGCCCGGAATGGCCTTGGGCCTGCGGTCGATATTCGGGCGTATGCGGAGGGCGGCGTGATGGAGCGCATGAACGCGAACAAGCCTGCGAAGTCGGAATCCCTGAAGGACAGACTCGCCTACGCCGTATTCGGCGGGATCATCGACCGGAAGGTGGCCGAGCGCCTGCCTGCGGCGGCGATATCTGCCTCCGAGGACATCGGATGGCGCCGGCTGACCGGAGACGCTGAGCGGGAACTGCTCTCCATCACCCAGGAGCGGATGATCGAGATCGCCTACTGGCTCTGGGAGACGAACCCGCTCGGAGGCTGGCTGATCGAGATCATGGTTGCCTTCGTCCTGGGCGACGGGCTGCCCTATGAGGCCAAGGATCCCGAAGTGAAGAAGATTCTCGACGACTTCTGGAACAATCCCGTCAACCGGATGGACATCCACTTCGAAAAGCACGTCCGCGAGCTCGGCATCTTCGGTGAGCTGATGTTCCCCGCCTACACGGCCCAGCAGACCGGGAGGCTCTACCTCGGCTACATCGATCCGGCGAATATCGATCAGGTCTTCACGGATCCCGAAAACGTGAAAATGAAGATCGGAGTTTCGATCAAAGGGAAGAACGGCGCGCAGGGCAAGCGGTACGGGCTGATCCTTCCGGACGAGGCGGAGTACGTCCTGAGCGATGCCGCAAGGCTCTTGCGACAGAACTTCACCGACGGCGAGTGCTTCTTCTACGCGATCAACAACGTCACGAACTCCCCGCGCGGCCGCAGCGACCTCATCCGCGTCGCCGACTGGCTGGATGCCTATGAGCAGTTTCTTTTCGACTACGCAGAGAAATGGCCGCTCCTCAATGCCTTCTTGTGGGATCTCGTGGTGGAGGGTGGCGATGACGCGAAGATTGAGGAGAACCTGAAGAAGATCACCAAGAAATCCGGCAGCGTCTTCGCCCATAACGAAAAGACGAAGCTCAACGCGGTCACGCCTGATCTCAAGGCCGTCGACGCGGCCGAAGGGGCGCGCCTCCTGCGCAACCATATCTTGAGCGCGAAGAACATGCCGGAGCACTGGTTCGGCGGCGGCGGGGACGTCAACCGTGCGACGGCCGCAGAAATGGGGACACCCGTTTTCAAGGCCCTCTCCATGCGTCAGAAGATGGTGAAGTACATCCTGGAAGACCTTTTTTCCGCCGCGATCAGGAAGGCGCGGCAGTCCCGATACTCCCGAATCACGGACGAGCAGGCGAAACAATACTCGGTGATCACGCCCGAGATCACCTCCAAGGACGTGTCGAAATTCGCCGCGGCGATCCAGCAGATCGCCGGCGCTCTGGTGACGGCGGAAACGAACGGTTGGATCGACAGGGATACGGCCCAGAATGTCTTCGGAACGGCGATGGGTTTCATCGGCGTCGATATCGACCTGGAAACGGTCAAAAAGACTCTCAAGGAAAAGCCGCCCAAGGGCTTCGAGGACTATGAACCGCGGGTTTGACCGGCTGTTCGCCTTGACACTGTTTATAACTATGTCAACGGGCCTCAGGGGTCAGATTTGAATGGCATCCGTGACCTCCGAAATCAGGAAAATCATCCGCCAGAAGGACGAAGGCGTTCTGGACGGGCAGAAGGCCGTCAAAAAGCTCCTCGAGGAACTGAAGAAACAGACCGTCTACGACCTCTCCAGGGTGCCCGGCGAGAGTTTCGACGCTCATTACCTGCGGCAGGTCCTGGCCAGCGTCGAAAAGCACGTCGCAGACTTCGCCTCGTCCGTCAAGAAAGACCTGGGCGGGCGGTTGGATGCCACCTGGGACCTCGGCGGCGATGTGATCGCCGCGCCGGCGACTGCGGCGGGCATCTATTCCGGCTTCGGATATCTGCCCAGGAATGTCCTGGAAACCTGGAAGGATTGGGCGGGACACAAGATCGACGGCGTGTCGATGGATGCGTGGAACAAGATCCGCGGAGAGATCTCCCTGGGAGTCCTCGGACAGAAATCGCCATACGATGTCATCCAGGCCGTTGCGGGGGATATCGCCGGAAAACCGTCCGTCTTCAAATCGATCGAGCAGCGGGCGGAAGTCATCGTCCGCATGGAGATGGGGCGCATCTTCTCGGCAGCGACGCAGAAGGGGCTGGAACAGTCCGCCGAAACCGTCCCGGAGATGAAGAAGCAATGGTGGCATGCCGGACACCCGATGCAGCCGCGGCCGTCGCATCTGGCGGCGCACGGGCAGATCAGGCCCGTGAACGAACCCTTCGATGTTGGAGGAGTAGCGATCATGTATCCGCGATCCGTCGAGGCGCCTTTGTCTGAGACGATCAATTGCGGGTGTGACTTTGTGCCGTGGCATCCCGGATGGGACGCCGAATTACCCAAACCATAGAAAGGAGCTCGTATGGCAAAAGCGATCAACGCGAAGTTACTGGAGGGCCTGATCTTCAGGACGACCGTGGAGAAGAAGGTTACGGGAAAGGACAAGAAGGAAAAGAAGATTCGGCAGGCCGTGGAGCGTCCGCTCACGCCTGACGATGTCCTGGAATGGAAGGACAAGGGAGACGAGGTCGTCATCGTGACGAAGGACGGACAGAAATACACCGTGAGCAAGAAATCCGAGAAACCCGCGTAGAGCGGACAGAAGGAGCCGGAGGAAATTATGAAACTGTCTTTTCGGGAGATCGACGAGATGCTCACGGCGGCGCTGCAGGCGGGCGCCGGCCACGAACGCGTCTGGACGACGGACATCTATGACGATTCCTGCATCTACCGGGACGAGAAGGCGGACAAGTATTACAAAGTCGCCTACTCGATACTGGACGGCCAGGTAAAGCTGGGAACATCGGAAGAAGTCGAACGCCAGGTCGATTACGTGGCCGTGCAGGCTTCCTCGCGTCTGACGTCCGCGGAGGGCGCGGGCGACGAACGCGGATTCCGCTGGCGCGTCCAGATCATGGACGCGGGCGTCGACAGACAGAATATCGCCGATTATGGCCTGCAGGTCCTGCACGCGGCAGTCCCGCTTTATGACGGCGCGCGCGTATTCGCCCTGTCCCAGGGACAGCATGACAATCCGGACAATCCGTTCGGGAAGTCCGTCC